ATACAGCCGCTTTTGATCCGATGACCCGACGCCAGCTCTATAAGCTTCTCTCGGAATGGGCGTTCGGTCGGCTCACGCTCGATCGGCTTGCCGAGCAGCTCGGCATCGCGATCACCAATCCTGACGGGTTCCCATTCAAATGACCGCCGAAACCCTCACCCCCGAACAACGCTACCGGCTTGGAAGGATGCGCCAGGCTGGTCGCACCCTTTCGCAGGCTGCCGGTCGCTCCGGCTTCCCGGCCGAGCTGATCGAAGAGGTTTGGCTTGAGCAGGAAGAGACCGAGCTTCGCGCTGCACGCGGCAGGCGCCGGAAGGAATTTGACCGAGCGGACCGGAAATTCAGAGACCTAATCACCGCCGCTGCGCGCGGCCGACAGGACCAAACCCGATGACCTCAGTTACCCGTCTTTGCGAGGCCACGAGCTGCTCGATCGCCGTCCAGCGCGGCAAGCTCATGTGCATCAATCATTGGTACCAGGCGCCGGCGGAGACGCGGCGATTGGTCAACCGGACGTGGCGCGATTATCGCCGCGCCACCAGGGAACACGCACCCGTTGAGGAGCGAATGTTCGCGCTCGGTGCCTATCGCAAGGCGGTCAAGGCAGCCGTCGATTCGTTGAGTGGTCCGTGTGTAACCGAGCCGAAACCGAGGGAGGCATCCGATGAAGACGATTCTTGACGTTCGATTAGAGCTTACCTGTGCGTCCGCTTCGTTCCTGCGGGTTCGCAACGTCTCGACGGCCGGCAGCCGGGAGCGCCTGCGGCAGGCCGTGGTTGAGGCTGTTCGCGCCATGGGCGGAGATCCGCTGCCGTCGATGATCACCACTCGCACCGAGGCGCTCGACCAGGTGCGCGGCCTTCTCAAGCGCTGCGAAGAACTCGGCGTCCCATGGACCGAAATCGTCGCGATCGTCAACCGAGGCTATGCCGACGATCAGCAATACGCCCCTCGCGAATTGGAGCCCGTGTGATGGATACGAATTGGGTGCGCGACCTGCAAAAGGAACTGATCGCGGAGCACCAAGCCGCGAAGCATGTTCCCCTCACTCCGGAGCAGTCTCGGGCTTTGGCCCGATCTGTCCGGAAATGGCTTGCATCAGCCGATGAACCATCAAGGCTGAGTCGCTGGCTTGATATCCTGGCGCGAGGCTTGACACGATTGCGTCGAGGTCGGCCATGAGCTCCTTTTCTGCGATCACGCCGTTGGCGATCAACCGTTTCGAGAGCGCAATCAGGCTGAATTGGAGCCCGGCGATCTGTGCCGCTTGGCGCCCCAGCTTTTCGGCCATCAGGCCGTTGATGAGTTCGATAAGCGGCTCCAGCGATTCCTCGGCCATGGCGCTCCCCCCGTGTCGTTGCCCAACGTTCACGATACTTCACGCGGGAGCCGGCGCAATGGCGGCGTCATCATGAGCGCCCTCACCCATGAAATCATGCATGAGATCCTTGAACATGCCTATAAGGGCGGCCGCGTCTCCGTTATGGGCAGGAAAGAACATCTCAATTTCGATGCGCGCGGAACTGAGATGCGCGTTTCCATTGAGATAGCCCACGATCTCGTCAGGGGCCGCGTGATGCAGGGCACGCCATGTGCCGGCTTCTGGCTAACGATCACCGAGGCCGGCATGGCCATGGTAGAGCGGCACCGTGACCGGGTGCGCTCATGAGCAACGCGCTCGCCAACCATATCAAGGCCGTCCAATCCTGCCGCCGCAAGATCACAGCGCTCGCCGATGATGAGGTGTGGCGCGACTTGCTGGAGCGGGTGACGAAGAAACGCAGCTTACGCGCAATGAACGCCGGTGAGCTCGGCCGCGTCATCGATGAGCTGCATCGTCAGGGCGTTCCGAAGAAATCCACCGGCCGCTATGCACTGCCACAAGCGCGCCTGGTTCGCGGTTTGTGGATTGAGATGGCGAAGGAAGGCATCGTGCGCGATGGCTCCGACCAGGCGCTTGACGCCTTCGTCGCCCGGCAATCGAATGTCGATTCGGCGCGCTGGCTTTCCGATCCGGCCGAGGCGCGCAAGGTCATCCAGGCGCTCAAGAGCTGGCGCAAGCGCGAGCTCGATCGCGCGTTAAAAGCGGCGATCGTCGACAGCGATTCTAACGCGGAGGAATACCGCGATGGATGATCTGAAGCCCGATGCGCTTCCGGGCATCCTGTCCGACATAGCGCGCTACACCAGCATGGATATCGCTATCAAGGTCGCCCGCAAGTGGGGCGGCCATCGTCTTCACGTGCCACGCAAAGACTTCAAAAACCTGCCAACCCATCCGCTCACGCGAGAAGTCGGCATTAAAGCTGCCCGGATCATCTGTCACCATTTCGGGGGCGACCGATACAAGGTCCCGAACGCGCGCACCATTCTGCGCTGGCATGACGCTCGCGCTCTTCGCCTTCGCGGGTTCAGCACCCGCGAGATCGCCGACAAGCTGGTGATCGGAGAGCCCCGCGTCCGCGCGCTGCTCAAAGGACTGCCTGTCCCAGCGTCGGTTAACAAGGCTGAACGCATCGACCCATCATGTCCGATCTGCGGGCATAAGAAACACGCGGGGGCGCATCGCAACCCGAAGCCAGATCCCCGCCAGTTGGCGTTCAACGTCTGACCACCTGCCTACCGAGTTCCGATCACCTTACCCGCGCGTTTATGGCGCTTTTCCTCGACGAACGATTTGCATCGATCGGGATAGTTTGGGGCACCTGAAATTACTCCAAGCTCGGCATCGGTCGCCTGCGAGCACGGTACAAAAGGCCAAGCGATAGTCTCTTTGCACCATTTACAGGTGGTCACCTGTGGAACCGCCGTGTTCATATTGATCGCCCTCGCGGCAAAATTGAGTTATCGCCGAAGAACTCCACCACAGACGGGCTAATAACACTTTAATGGCCCACTTCTCGGGGCCTGAAACCCCCGCGCGTATGAGGCCATCCTTGGCGCACTTCACCTGTCACAGGATGAGCGCCAAGCCATGCAAGCCGTTGGTTCACTCGATGTTGCCCAATTCCGCGACCTGATCGTTCGCCCGACGCTGGGGAAGATCGGTCTGGCGAGCGACGCGGCTGAACGGCTGATCATGGGCACTGCGGCGCATGAAAGCGGCTTTCACTTCCTGGCCCAAATCGGTGGCCCTGCATTGGGTCTGTTCCAGATCGAGCCGGCGACGCACGCGGATCTGTGGAACACCTTCCTTATCGGGCCTCCGAAACCGTTAGCCGTCGCGGTCGGTGGCCTTGCCGCTCATGGGCAGCCGTTCCTCTGGCTCAACGACGCACACGATCAGCTCGCCTCCAACCTGGCGTATGCCACCGCGATCTGCCGGTGCCTGTATTACCGCATCTCCGCGCCGTTGCCCGACGCCGACGATCTGCCGGGGTTAGCTGCCTATTGGAAGCGCTACTACAACACGCCGCTCGGTGCCGGCACGCCGGAACAGTTCATCGCCGATTATCAGCGCCTCGTAGCGCCTGTGTATTCATGAGCGCGCTCTGTCGGCTCTTTCGTTTCTTGCCCTTTTGCAGGAAAGCAGCGCATTCCGCGCGATTCGCCGTCCCTCAATACTTCACGTTTCATGGAGAACCGATAATGAGTTCCTTGGCCCTTCCTGCCGATGCTGTCGCCCGCGTGCCGCTCGTCTTCGTTGATCAGTTCAAGCGCCCGGCCGCGTTGACCACCGCTTTACTCACCGCCGCCAGCCTCGCCTTCGACTCGACTGTGTTTTCAGCCGTTCTCGCAGCCGATGGCCTTTCGGTCACCGTCACCCCGGTCGTTACCACGGGTTCCGGCACTGTCACCTACACGAACGGCCCGCTCACCGCATCGCTGTCCGTCGAGATCTCGGCACCTGTCGTCACCAGCGTCGATTTCGACGCGGCCGATGCGACCTTCACCCCGACGCCTGTGCCCGAAGCGGCAGCGGCGACCGGCGCGACCTCCTAGGGGCAACTTACGATCCCCTGCCTGTTCCCCCAAGCTTTCCAAGGTTTGGGGGAACTTTTTTAGGAGCCATCATGGATCCCATTTCAATCGCCCTTGGCCTCGCGCAGTTCGTTCCGACCATCGTGCGATGGATTGGCGGCGATGATGCAGGCGACAACGCGCAGAAGATCGTCAACGTGGCGAACGCCGTCACGGGCAATGCCGGCAATCCGGTCGCCGCGATCGGCGCTGACCCGGCGCTTCAGATCCAGTTTCAGACGCAAATGGCGCAACTGGAGCTGACCTTCTACCAGGAAGACACAAAGCGCATGGACCTGGTCAATCAGACCATGCGCGCCGAGGCTGCCAGCAATTCGCCGATGCAGCGCGGCTGGCGTCCGTTCTGGGGCTATATCACCGGCTTCGCCTTCGGCACTCAGATGCTCGGCGTGACCTGGCTGATCTTCGCACGGCCTTCGGAGGTCGCTGGCGTTGTGACAGCACTCGCGTCGCTGACCGCACTCTGGGGCATCGCCCTTACCGTGCTTGGCGTCCAGGTCGTGCAGCGCTCGGCCGACAAGCTCGCAGCCCTCACCGGGGCCGCTCCCCCGCCGAGCCTGATGCAGTCGATCGCGGCGGCGATCCATCCCGCCACGGCAGCTCCGAAGAAATGACGGACCAAATGGACCGGGCACAGGAGCTTGAGGAAATGCAGCGTACCGAGGCGCTAAAACGCCACCACCTCCGCGTCATCGAAAGCGAAGCCGCGACCTCTCCCGCCGACGAATGCGAGAGCTGCGGGGCCGATATCCCGCGCGAGCGCCGCTTGGCGCTCAACCATCCCGTGCGCCTATGCACACCCTGTCAGACCCTCGTGGAAAGGGCCGCAAGATGAGCTTTGACGCCGATTTTTGGGATCACGCCCTTCGCATCGCCGAGGTTATTGCGGTGCTCATCTTCTCGGTCGCGATGATCTTCCTCAAAGCAAACTTCGTGTCGAAGAAGGATTTCGAGGCCAGCACCGGCGCGCTCGGGACCCGCTCAAGTGCATTGGAGAACCGAATGGGCATCGTCGAATCGGACATCAAGCATTTGCCCACCACCAAGGAATTTACCGATCTCCAGCTTTCGATAGCCAACGTGGCGGGCGAGCAAAAGGCGTTGCGCGCCGCCATAGAGCCGGTGGCGAGTTCCGTGCGCCGGATCGAGGAATGGCTATTGAACCGGGACGATAAGTCATGAGTTTTACGCAAGTTCTGACTGAGGATCGGCGGTTATTGCTGCTACGGCTACTTGCCGAGTCCCCCGGCTATTCTGCCAATTCGTCGATCTTGCACAGCGCAATTTCGACATTCGGCCATAACGCCAGCCGCGACCAGGTGCTAGGCGATCTTGTGTGGTTGGAAGAGCAGGAGCTGACTGCGGGCGAGCAAGTCGGCCCCGTGCATGTGGCGAAGATTACAGAGCGCGGCCTCGACGTTGCTCAAGGGCGCGCGCGCCACCCCGGCGTGAAGCGTCCTGCGCCAGGCGCTTGAGATGGGCAACAAATCGAGCGTCAAGATGCTCCCCCCCGACATCCGTGAGCAGATCGATACGCTGCTGAAACAGGAAGTCACGCTTGAGGCCATTCGGGCCAAGCTCGGCGAGCTCGGTGCCGATATCTCCAAATCAGCGCTCGGCCGCTACAAGCAGCAAATCGACAAGGTCGGCGATCGTCTGAAGCGCAGCCGCGAGATGAGCCAGGTGTTCGTGGCCCAGCTCGGCGCGGCACCGGAAGGCAAGCAAGGCCGCATCATCGTCGAGATGCTCCAGAGCGTCATCTTCGACCACATGATACCGGTCGATGAAGGGGCCGAGCCGGTCTATGACCCGCACAACATTTCAATGCTGGCGCGGGCGATGAAGGATCTGGCGTCGGCGGAGAAGATCAGCGCCGATCGCGAGATCATCATCCGACGCGAAGCCATGCGCGACGCAGCCGAGGCAGCCGTTGCCACGGCTAAGAGCAAGGGGCTATCCGCCGAGACGGCCGAGGAAATCCGCGCGTCGATCCTCGGGATTGAGAAGCGGTCGTGAGCGTCGTCGATAGGCCCGTGCCCGATGCGGTGCTGATCGTCTATCAGCGGAACCTGATGACGTCCGTCGCTGAGAACGCGGTTGTCGTCTATGAGAAAAGCCGGCGTATCGGCATCTCATGGGGAGCCGGCGCTATCGCGGCGCTGACCGCCGCGTCCGATCGGACAGCGGGCGGCATGGACGTGCTCTATATGGGCTACAGCCTGGAAATGGCCCGTGAGTTCATCGACTACGTTGCCATGTGGGGGCGGCATTTCGACCTGGCGGCCGCCGAGATCGGCGAGATCGTATTTGCCGATTCGGATCGGGACATCAAAGCGTTCCGCATTCAGTTCGCGAGCGGCTATGAGGTCATCGCCTTGTCCTCGGCACCGCGATCCCTGCGCGGCAAACAGGGCCTCGTGATCCTGGACGAGGCGGCGTTCCACGATGATCTTGAGGAACTGCTGAAGGCCGCGTTCGCGCTGCTGCTCTGGGGCGGCAAGGTGCTGGTGATCTCGACGCATGACGGCGTGGAAAACCCGTTCAACGCCCTAGTCGAAGATATCCGCGCCGGGCGCAAGCCTTACAAGTTGTTGCGCACCACATTCTCCGACGCGATCGAGGACGGCCTTTATCGCCAAATCTGCCTCGTTCGCGGCATCGCTTGGACCGAGGAAGGCGAGCTCGCATGGGAGGCGGAGATCCGCGCCTTCTACGGCAGCGATGCCGAGGAAGAGCTCGATGTTGTGCCACGCTCCGGCGGCGGCGTCTTCCTGCCGCGCGCCCTCATCGATGCGCGCAGCGTGGCTGGCGTTCCGGTGCTGCGCTATCGCCCCCCGGCCGGCTTCGTGGATTGGGCAAAGCCGCTGCGCGAAGCGGAGATACGCGATTGGTGCAACGCCAATCTGTTGCCGCTGCTCGCCGAGCTCGATCCGAAACAACGGCATTATTTTGGCGAGGATTTCGGGCGGCATGGCGATCTGAGCGTCATCTGGCCACTGGCGCTCGGTCAGGACCTGGTGCGCCGCACGCCGTTCGTCCTGGAGCTGCGCGACGTGCCGTTCGAGGCACAGGCGCAGATCCTGTTCTTCATCGTCGATCGACTGCCCCGCTTCATGGCGTCGGCGATGGATAGCGGCGGCAACGGCATGTATCTCGGCGAGGTCGCGCGCCAACGCTACGGTGCCAGCCGCGTCGCCGAGATCAAGTTCTCCGAGGCGTGGTACCGGGACAATATGCCCCGCTACAAGGCGGCGTTCGAAGGCGGCTCGATCGAGATCCCGAAGGACGCCGATATCCTGACCGATCACACGCTGATCAAGATGGAAAAGGGTGTGGCGAAGATCCCGGCCGGCTCCCGCACGCGCGGCGCTGATGGCGGCGATCGGCACGGTGACAGCGCGATTGCCGGCGCGCTCGCCTATCACGCCAGCCTCATGGAAGTCACCGAAATCGAGTTCCAATCCGTACCGCGTAGCGAGCACGGCGGCAGCCCGCGGGGCGGCAATCTCAATCAATTCGTGGGGACGATGTAATGGCTTTGGAGCTGGCGCCGGGCAAACCGATCATCGAAGAAGTCGCGACCGTCGCGAAGGATATCACCTTCCCGCAATTCCAAGGTGTGTTGACCAATCGCGACGAAACGCTGTTCACGCGCGGCGGCTCGCGCGGGATCAAGCTCTATGACGATCTGGAGCGGGATGCCCGCGTCTTCTCGACGATGCAGAAGCGCAAGATGGCGATCCTGGCCTATGAGTGGAAGATCACCGCCGCTTCCACGTCGCCGGCCGATGAAGAGGTTGCCGATCTGGTCAAAACACAGCTTTTGAACATGCGGAGCTTCAATCGCACCTGCCTCGATTTGGGCGACGCCATTCTGAAGGGCTTCGCGGTTGGCGAGGTCATGTGGGGTATCGACGGCAACCAGGTCGTTGTTCAACAGGTGATCGCCCGCGATCAACGGCGCTTCGTCTTCGATGTCGATAGCAAGCTTCGGCTGCGCACGCTCCAGAATATGTATGAGGGCGAGCTCGTTCCTGATCGCAAGTTCATCGTCAACAGCGCGGGTGCCAAGGATGGCTCCCCCTACGGCCTCGGCCTCGGCACGCGGTTGTTCTGGCCCGCGTTCTTCAAGCGGCAGGGCATCGCGTTCTGGGTCACCTTCGCCGACAAATACGGCTCCCCCACGGCGGTCGGTAAATATCCGGCCGGGACGGACGCGAACAACATCGCAAAGCTCATGGCGGCACTTAACGCGATCAGCCAGGATGCCGGCGTTGCGATCCCTGAGGGCATGGCGATCGAGCTGCTCGAAGCGCAGAAGAGCGGTGCCATGGACGGCTATGAAAGCCTGTGCCGCTACATGGATGAGCAGATCGCCGAGATCGTGCTCGGCGAGTCGCTGTCGACCAATATCGGCAGCACCGGCAGCAAAGCGGCATCCGAGACGCATAATGACGTGCGGCTGGAGCTGACGCAGGCCGATGGCGAGCTGCTCGCCGATACGCTGAATTTCAGCCTAGTCCGGTGGATCGTCGATTTTAACCGCCCCGGCGCTCTCTATCCGAAACTCGCCTTCGAGATCGACCAGGGAGAGGATCTCGGCGACCGCGCCGCGCGCGATACCGATATCGTGTCGTGGGGCTTCATGCCGACGCTGGAATACGTCAAGCAGACCTATGGCGGCGATTGGGTAGAAGCGCCCAAGCCGCCGTTAACTCTGACACCGCCCGGTCGCGATACTAACGTCTATGCGGAGACGGCAGCCGACAAACCCGACCAGGTGGACAAGTTCGCCGACCAGGCAGGGGATGCCGGTGCGCCGATCGTCGAAAGCATGGTGGCGAAGATCGCCAATCTGCTCGACGGGGCATCGAGCCTGGCTGAGTTCCAAGCCGGGCTGATCAAGCTCTCGGCCGGCATCGATCCGCACATTTTCGCCGAGCAGCTCGAAAAGGCATCGCTGGCCAGCACGCTCGCCGGGATATTCGAGGTGAAGAGTGCAAGCTGAGGCCGTCTCGCTTCCGTTCAACGAGGCGATCACCTTTTTTCGGTCGAAGCTGAACATGCCGTCCAATGTGTGGGCGGATATGCTGCATAGCGCGCACACGCGCGGCTTTACGGTCGCCGGTGCGACGAAGGATGCGTTGCTGGTGGATCTGCGCGCTGCCGTCGACAAGGCGATTGCGACCGGGACCACGCTTGATGAGTTCCGCAAGGATTTTGACAAGACGGTTGCCGCCAATGGCTGGGATTACAATGGCGGTCGGGGCTGGCGAACCAAGGTCATCTATCAGACCAATCTCCGCACCGCCTATGCGGCCGGGCGCTATCAGCAGATGAAGGATCCGGACGTGGTCCGGTATCAACCCTTCTGGAAATATGTTCATTCGGATCTGAGCATCCATCCGCGCCCCGAGCATCTGGCATGGAACGGCCTCGTTCTCGATCACGATGATCCGTGGTGGTCGACTCACTACCCGCCTAATGGCTGGGGCTGCAAATGCTCGGTCGAACCGATCAGCCGGCGCGAGCTCAAGGCCATGAAAAAAACCGGCCCCGATAAAGCGCCCCCGCTCGATCTGCAAAAAGCGACCTTAAACACCAGCGTCGGCAAGATGACGCTGGACGTGCCCAAGGGCGTCGATCCTGGCTGGGGCTATCGACCAGGTGCGACGGATGAGCCGCTGCCGATCGCCGAGGAACAGATCGCGGCGTGGGCTAAGGATGGGGGTGCGCGGTGGCGCTCACAGACGCCGGGCGATTGGCAGACGGCTGGACGCCCGAAGCGGGTGCCGGTTGACGCGTCAAAGACGCCGATCGGCGATACGGCCGTGAGCAAGGCTGACCTGGTAAAGCAACTCGAAGCGGTTATAGGGGGTGCGGAGACTGCATTCCCGGTGCCATCGGGCGATGTCGTCACGATCAATGCGGCTGCCCTTGGCAACCACCTGGACCTCGATCGCGCGCAGTTTCTTCCCCTCATCCCGGAGATCCTTTCGGACCCTTACGAAATATGGGGTGAGTTCGCGATGGACACGACGACGGGCCGTCAAGTGCTACGCCGCAGGATCGTCAAGGCCATCGATACCGGCAAAGGCCGCTCGTACATGCTCCTCATCCAGAGCGTAGCGGGCAGGCTTGAGGCTTGGACTTTTGTGCCCAGCAACCGCGCCGATCAAATCAACCGCGCCTGGCGCGTCGGCGAGCTGCTGTGGTCGCGAGCTGACGATGAGGTTTAGGAGGACTTCCACGATGGAGCCGTGTGTCCGCCCGGTGCCGATTAAGACCGCTCCATGGTCATCGGCACCATCGCTGCACCTAGGAGTAAGATAATGGGCCGTGAGTTTCTTTACAACGTGATCCTCGCCTTCGCATTGCTGGTCGGCGCTCAGCATCCGTGCCAGGCGGCACACCTTCCCGACCCGGCGTTGACGCCCGGCGTTATCGATCCGGCGTGTACGGTCGACACGCTCAAGACCAATGACACCAGGCTACGCCGCAACACCTCCGATGCGCTGAAGGCTACGGTCTATGAGGAATACGATATCCATCTGATCGGAACCGTCCCCGTCACGCATCGCAATGATGAGGTGGCTCAGAAAAAGGTATTCGACGGATACTGCAACGGCCCGCAGGGCTGCGAGGTCGACCATCGGGTGCCGCTCGAAGTCTGCGGAGCCGACGTGGAAGAGAACCTGTGGATCCAGCCCTATGACGGGCCGGATAACGCGCACTGTAAGGACCAGCTCGAAAACCGCACCAAGCGCGAGGTTGTCTCCGGCAGGATCAGTCTGGCCGAGGGACAAGCCCGGTTTCTGGCGCCTGACTGGACAACCGAATACCTCAAGATATTCGGCCGCGAGTGCCAGGCACCATGAACGCCACCGCGATATTTATCATCGGCGTCGTAGGGCTGCTCTCTGCCTTCGCCTTTCATGACATCCGGCAGGCGTTTCATATCCAGACTGAGGACGCTTACGCCAGCCTGATCGGCGGTGTCG